ATTGTTAATGAAGATCAAATAGATGCTAGTATTAACGATCTTAAAGAATACAAGAAACCTAATAGCAAATTTGAATATACTATGTTAAAAGGTACAGAAAGTGTAACCCAAACAACTTACGAAGAATATGACGAGAAGCCTAACAACAGCGATAAAGAACGAACTAGCGACTAATGATATTAGGCCTGTTCATCTTATTACTATTGGGTTTGGTACTCCTGTTAATATAACAGATTGCTCATTTGATCTAACATCATCAGTTTCAGGCTCATCAGTTACTTATTCTTCTAGTGATTTTATATTAGGTATATCTAATCATAGTGAACAAACTGATTTAACTAAAGCTAGTTTAGATTTAACATTATCAGGTGCAGATCAAACATTTATATCTTTAGTTTTAAACGAAAATGTAACAAACGACACAGTAGATATTTATAGAGGTTTTTTAAATGATTCTAATACATTAATTGCTGACCCATTTCTTCTATATAAAGGTCATGTAGAAAGTTTTGGAATACAAGAATCAGAAACTTCTAGTGCAGTTAATCTAACTATAGTTTCACATTGGGCTGACTTTGAAAAAAAGAATGGTCGTAAAACAAACAATGTATCACAACAAAGATTCTTTAGTACAGATGTTGGAATGGATTTTAGTTCTCAAACTGTATTAGATATTAAGTGGGGTAGAGCATAATGGGTTTTAGTTTTAAGAAATTTATTAGTAAAGCTGTATCTCCTATATTAAAGGTTATTGGAGTTAATCCTTTTGTTGCTCTAGGTGTTAGCTTATTTTTATCTTGGGTGTTACGACCCAAAGTTCCTGAAATAGAAGATTTTGGAACTAACTCATTTGATGATTTTGAAAGAGGTTTATTAGTTAATAAACAATCTAATGACTCTAATATTCCTGTAATTTATGGAGAAAGACTTACAGGGGGAACTAGGGTGTTTATGGAAACTTCTGGAACAGATAACACTTACTTGTATATGGCTATCGTTATGGCAGAGGGAGAGATAAACGATATAGAAGAAATAAGAGTAGATGATAAAATTGTTACATTTGCATCAAGTTTTTCAGATGGTACAGCAGTAGAAGTAGATAGTGGAGATAGTAATTTTTATAAAGATAGTGAAAGTTTAATTAGGGTAGAGCCTCATTATGGTTCAGATGGTCAATCAACATCATCTTTATTATCTACATTATCATCTTGGGGAAGTAATCACAAATTATCTGGCTTATGTTATTTAGCTATAAGATTAAAATGGAATCAAGATGCTTTTGCTGGACTTCCTAAAATACAGGCAAAGATACAAGGTAAAAAAGTTGTAGCTTATAACTCTAGCCTACAAGCACAATCTCCAGCTTATTCAACTAATCCAGCATGGTGTTTATTAGACTACTTAACTAACACTAGATATGGAAAAGGTTTAACAACAAGTGAAATAGATTTACAAAGTTTTTATGATGCCTCAGTTGTTTGTGCAACACAAGTAACGCCTTATTCAGGTGCAAGTGATATAAATATATTTGACACAAATACTGCTCTTGATACTTCAAGAAATATCTTAACCAATGTTAGAGAACTTATAAAAGGTTGTAGAGGCTATCTTCCATATAGTGCTGGTAAATATAGTTTAATTATTGAAACAACAGGAAGTGCAAGTATCACATTAACAGAAGATGATATTATAGGTGGATATAGTTTAACAACACCTGATAAAAACGAAAAATATAATAGAGTTATAGTTGGCTTTGTTGACCCATCAAGAAATTATCAAGTTAATGAAGTTCAATACCCACCTATTGACGATTCAGGATTACCAAGTGCAGATCAACACGCAACTATGAAAACTGCTGATGGTGGTTTTTTATTAGAGGGTAGATTTTCATTCAGTACAATTACAAGCCAATATCAAGCAGAAGAAATGGCAGAGGTTATACTTAGAAGAAGTAGAGAAGCATTATCTTTAGGTATTACAGTTAGCTTAGATGCTTATGATTTAGCGATTGGCGATATAGTTAATATTACACATTCTTCTTTAGGATTCTCTGCTAAACCTTTTAGAGTTCTTGGAATTACTTTTAATGAAGATTTTACTGTGGGTTTATCTTTAGTAGAACACCAAGATAGTCATTATACTTGGGCAACTAAAACACAAGCTACAGCAACACCATCAACAAATTTACCTAACCCATTTACTATCCAACCACCAGCAAGTGTAACTTTATCAGATCAGTTAGTTCAATATAATGATGGAACTGTCATTGTAGCTTTAGATGTATCTATAGGTGCTTCTGTTGATAGCTTTGTTGATTACTACCAAGTAGAATACAAATTAAGTACAGATTCAGATTTTATTATTTACGCACAAGGTTCAGGATTAAATCACAGAGTATTAAATGTAATTGACCAATCTACTTATGATGTAAGGGTAAAAGCTGTGAATAGCTTAGGAGTTTCATCTACTTATGTATCAGCACAAAGAACTATCGTAGGTGCTATTGCACCACCTAGTGATGTAGAAGATTTTTCTTGTAATATTGTTGGAACAAATGCTCATTTAACTTGGACAGCTATAACAGATTTAGACTTGGCATATTATCAAATAAGATATGCAAAAGAAACTGATGGAACTGCTGATTGGCAGAACTCTGTTAATTTAGTTACAAAAGTATCAAGACCAGCAACTTCAATATCTGTACCAGCTAGGGCTGGAACTTATCTTATCAAAGCAGTAGATAAACTTGGTAACTTTAGTTCAAATGCTACAGCAATTATTTCTAATGTAACTGATGTTATTAATCATAATGCAGTAGCAACTCAATCAGAACACCCTAGTTTTAGTGGTACATTCACAGATACCTTATTAACTGATGGTGCTATAGAATTAGATTCATCAGAACTATTTGATTCAGCTTCTGGAGATTTTGATGATGAAACTACTAGAGTATTTGATTCTGGTGTTAGTAATGCTGACTTTATAGCAAGTGGTAATTATTTATTTGCAGATGTTATTGATGTAGGTGCAAAACATACTTGTAGAATTACAGCCTCATTAACACAAACTTCTGATAACCCAGATGATTTGTTTGATAATAGAACAGGATTATTTGATAGTGCTAAATCAAACTTTGATGGAGATACACCAGCTAACTGTGATGCTCATTTAGAAATATCTACTAGTGATGATAACACAACCTACACATCATTTTCTAATTTTGTAATAGGTAATTATACTGCTAGATTTTTTAAATTTAGAGTTGTTTTAACTTCAACAGATGGTGCGTCAACACCTAGAGTTTCAGAGGTAACAGTTACAGTAGATATGCCTGATAGAATATTTAGTGGAAACGATATAACTTCTGGTGCTGGAACTAAAACTGTAACATTTACAAACCCATACAAATCTGTTAATTATGCTGTAGGAATTACAGGCGAAGATATGGCTACAGGCGATTTCTTTACAGTATCTAATAAAACAATTAATGGATTTGATGTTTTGTTTAAAAATTCAGGTGGAACAAATATATCAAGAACATTTGATTTTATTGCAAAGGGCTTTTAAAAGGAGTATAAGAAATTATGGCACAACACGATTACAATATAGCAAACCAATCATTTCCAGCAACTAGAACTGACATTAACAATGTTCTTTCTGCTATTAATTCATCTAACTCTGGTACATCAAGACCAAGTGGTGCAGTAGCTGGTACGATATGGCTAGATACATCTGGTGGTGCAACTGCTCACACTTTAAAATTTTATGATGGTGCTGATGATATTTCTTTAGCAACAATAAACACTACTGCTAATACTGTTAATTGGTTAGATAGTTCAGTTTCATTCGATATAGTTTCAGATACATCTCCACAATTAGGTGGCGATTTAGATGTTAATGGAAACGCTTTTGTATCTACATCAAATGGCGATATTAACTTTACACCAAATGGAACAGGAAAGATTAAATTTAACGATCTAGCCTACATACCTCAACAAGCATTAACTTCATCATCAAATGCTGTGGCTTGGGACGTACAAGCTAAACCAAACGCATATCATCTAACAACAGAAAACACTACTTTCTCTGCACCTACTAATTCTGTAGAGGGTGCTTTTATTTGTGTAGAGATTAATTACAATGGTTCACACACAATAGCTTTTAATACTGTATTTGAATTTGCTGGAAGTACAGCACCAACATTTACTTCAGCAGATGGTAAAACTGATATTTTAGTTTTTAAATACAATGGTGCTATTTGGCAAGAAGTTGGTAGAACATTAAACATGAGTGAAAGTTAAAATATGTACGCACTAGTCGAAGATAATAA